GCCGCCACCGCTTAAATTTCCGTGCGGCCTGATTGGCATAAAGCTACCCAAATGCAAGTCGATAACCGATTCGTTGCAGGACTGCGAGGCGCGGATCAGTATCAAACTGGCATTCGACACCCAAATGAGAACTTCAGCCGCAACGCCCGAAGAGGCTCGCGACGCTTCGCTGGCTGTTTACGATACCATTTCCGATGTTTTCGCCGCCTTACAGGGCTGGAGTACGCAATACTTCAATACGCTCGACCGTACCTCACAGGGCGACGAACCCACCCGAAACGGGCTGTTTATTTATAAACTCGAGTTCTCCACCACGTTTGAGGATGCAACGGCTGAGGCATAAAAAAAGGCGAGAATATCTTCTCGCCTTTTTTTTAGATTGTAATTTTTATATTTGTTTCATGGGTGAAGAAAAAAATATACGAAACCGTTTTAAACGAGATTTTGGATTGTTTATAATCATTGCTGTGATCATTGCTGTTGTTTACTTTTTAAAATTGCTGGGGTTAATTAACATACCAACTTTATAATATTTAATTATTCTTCGTATACACTAGTCCAGTTCCGGAGAACGATGCTTCATCCGTTGTTAAAATACTTCCAGACACCTTACCTTTTATCGTTTTATCCTCGATAGTCCAAAAAACTGAATCACCTTTATATGTGTAAGTACCTTCATCAACATAGGTTGCGGCATGTGTGTATTTGTAATTTCTATCATCAATTCGCTGACAGGTTGTTTTTGTCAGGAATTCAATTGTAGTTGTACATTTTCCACCATATACAAAATCTGCAATATCATCCTGAGCAGTCCAACTCGTTCCAACGAATTGATTTTTTTCAGGTACCGGTTCATCATCTTTTTTACAGGATAAAAGAGCAAAACTCAACAAAGCAATAAGTATTAATTTTTTCATGATTTTGGTTTTATTTGATTAATTGTTAAATATAAGAAAAATAGTTAAGCCAGGCATTTAAAAAATCGTTCGTGTTTTTCACGGAAAGCCCTGTTTGTTACAAGAAGGCTGTAAACCGTTTTCCGTGCGTGATCGACCGAGGCGTGATCCATACCATAAAATTCAGCGGCAATGGCCTGCGTTTGCCCCAATTCTACATGTCGGTACACCATCAATACCTGCCGGGCTTCAACAACCTCCCGCTTACGGGTTCTCTGAAATAGTTTTTCAGGATTAAGTCCCCATATTTCGGCGGCGATTTCTTCCGGAGTTTTTAATCCCGGAATTGCCATTGGCGAAATCTTTGCTTTTTTCATGGCATTGCGTTTACGTTTGTTCCACAATCGGGGCAGTCGTCGCCATGCAAACGGCGGTCGAACCATTTACCGCACGAGGTGCAGCAGTGCCACATTTCGTGGTTTCGGTGTAGAGACGCGATTAATCGCGTCTCTACAAAAAGGAAAATCTTTTTCATATTTGGTTATTTAAAAAACGCGTTCCATTGTGGTGATAAGGCTTTATCATCGATATAGTAATCGGCATAAGGCTTTCGGCTTGTACCGAGCAGAGCATAGGGATTCGATGCCACATTTTCGTTAACAGCATCGAATTCAAGACCATTTTTGCGGCAAAATTCAACCGCCTCGGTCAGGTACTTTCGCTCCTGACTGTCCTCGCGGCAGGTGTGCAAAATAATCAGGTTACCGGCCTGTTTGGCGGCGATCAGGTATTCAAAAGCAAACAGTATCGTTTCTCCGATTTCAGGGAAACGGTCGGTTACAATCGTCCCGTCAAAATCTACAGCTATAATCATATAAGTCTGTTTTAAATTTTTATACAACTTGTCTTTTTTCTAACGCTTCCTGAAGCGCAGAAATGACTGGTTCAATCATGATTTTAGCCCATTCAGGAGGTACCGCGTTTCCGATTAGCTTAGTTTGTTCTTTCTTGGTCAGCTTCAGCAACGGATCGGTAAAATATCGCTCCGGAAATGTGGAGATCAATCCCAACTCTTCAGGATCAAGAAAACGCATCCGGATATCGAAATCAAATTCACCGCTTTCAATAGCCGATATCAAAGCCTGTTTATTCGTGCCGGTTGTGATCGAGTTCAGTGGGCTGTCAATGCTCTGGTTCTGGCTGCCTTGTTTGCCCGAACTGGAATAATAGGCCGTAATGAATTGAATCTTTTCTTTTGTCGTGATCGAATTCATTGGTTCGTCCATGCTCTGGTTATTACCGTTTCCAAAATGATGGGAAATAAACTGCTGCTTTTGCTCTGAAGTGATCGCGTTCAGTGGCTCGTCGATGCTTTGGTTGTTGGCAGCTTGATTGCCGTTACTGTTGTACTGGTGCGATATGAAGTGAGCCGAAACCAGGTGCTTTGAATTTTCGGTGGTAATGGTATTGGCCGGACCGTCTAAGCTATGTGCCGTATCGAAACGTCCGTAGTAATCGCCTAAAAACTGTTTTTCTACTGTTACCAGTTGTTTCGTCTGACGGGTCAATATTGGGTTCATAGGCTCATCGGCCAAATGATAGTTATCGGTATGGCAATGGTCTGTAATAAAGTTCAATTTTTCCATTGTCACCAGAACGTGGCGATCTTTCGTTGTTACTGCGTTAAGAGGCGACTGTAAGCTTTGAACGTTTTTGCCATTTCCGTAATACTGAAAAATGAAAGCCAATTCAGGAGCATACTTATCTATTCCGCCAGCAATGCGTTTGAGTGAGTTTGGAACAAGCTCATTTCTATGGCCTTTTTTGATACGCGGGTTAAACTTCCGGCCAAATATGCTTTCACCTTCATTGGTAAGATCAATAAAGCCCTTGCAAGCAACCCATTTATGAAGGCCGTTTTTTCCGTCTTTTGAGTGTGTTGGTTCAGGCCAGTTAAAATTTAGCTGAAGGTGCGACTTGGTGAAGAATGCAAAATAACGTACCCGGCGTGTTGGTATTCCGAAGTCAGCGGCATTATTAATGTATTCGCTATAATCGTAACCTAAGGCACAGATAGCAGCTTTCCATTTTTCGAATTCTTCACCCTTTCTGGTCTTATCTGGCTTACCGTCTTTTAGCGGTGCCCATTCTTTAAATTCCGGTACATTTTCAATTCCAATTACTGAGGGTTGCAAAAATCGGACATACCTTAACAATTCCCATCCGAGGGTATAACTGCCTATTTTCTTTTCACGGCCACCGTTCGCGCGGCTGTGCTGGGTGCATTCAATGGATGCCCAAACAAAGTCAACCGGTTCCATTTCATGCTCATCCTGAGTATAAAAATTAGCCAGATAATGTTTAATCCCTTTATTGTTGTGCATATTGGTTCGGATTGCAATCTGATTGTGGTTTAAAACCCATTTCACTTTCAATCCTGATTTTTTCATTGCGTGTGTAACTCCGCCGCCACCGGCTAAAAAGTCACCTGACGTAATTTCTATCATAGCTGTTTGTTTGCTTCGTTTAAAATCTCTTTAGTTTCGCTGCAATTTGCCCGGTAGTTAAATACCAGAACAAATACTACAAAGGCAACCCAGGCAATTATTTTAATAGCTAACATCATCTTAGTAGATATAAATTTGAGTAAATGGAATCCTGGTCTTTTTATGAGGGCACTGCCACTGGTTGCGGTATATCCGAAGCCAGTCATCTCCAGCAGACGTATTGTGTTCGTATTGTTGCTCGAGCTGGGACATACGAACCATGTGCCGCTGCGACTCGCACGATGAAAATAAAATCAGGCCAACTATCATGAGCTTTGCCAGTGAGTATTCGGCATAATGCTTGCCGTTTTCGTTTACAATGCGCGAACAAATTGCCATTCCCATTTCTTTCAGGTTGTGGATGCGCGCTCCAAGTCGGAGGCATCCGAATAAGCTTAATGCTTCGAGCGGAGTAATTGACTTTCCAGATTCAAGGTGTTTCCTGATCTGTTCGTTTTGTGATAAATTTTCCATCTTTGTAAAGCTTTTTAATGTGAGTTGAAAAGTTGTTTAAGAGCCTCGCAATCCTGGTCCGACTGCGGGGCTCGTTTGTTTATTGGAATAATGAGAGTTCAGTAGCGTCAGCCACTTGTTTCTTTTCAGGAAGTTGGCCAGCATTTAGAAATTCGTCCACTTCGCTTTCTGCTTTTTTACACTCCATAAGAATATATCTGTCTCGTTCACGGAAGTATAACTTCTGTAACCTCCGCATTTCAGATACTTTTTGAATAAATTCGTCCATAAATAAGGTTTGTTAGGTGAATTTAAATCGTTCGTTTTCTTTGATAATGGTTGTTGTGAAAGGGAAACAGTCGGCAGGAACCTGAATAATTGCATCAATCAGCCCGGAAGCTCCGGTAAATACAACATGTTTGTCGTCGTTAATTGATATTTGTAGGTGCATGCACTTTCCTGATCCGCGCTCCTTAAAAACTTTTGAGTCTTCTATTTTGAAATGGTGTACTGCAATTTCGCGGTTTAGAATCTTCGACATTTTTATTTTATCGCCTTCGAAGGCTTGACTTTCGACTTTTATATTGAATTGGCTAAAGCTTTTCATTAAGTAATTTTTTCATTAGGTTTTTACTGTTGCAATGTTTTGCCCAGCCGTTATAGCTGGCTATCGACTTTGCGTTTCTGTTTTTCTTCAGCATCCGAGCAAAATTCTTTTTGATTGATTTCCGCAAAAGTGTGTGCGTGTGGTAAAAGACATAGCCAACAAAATCGACTCCCCGCTTTTCGACCGGAAATACCTGATAATTTCCTTTTACTGTCAATTTTAAATTGTCCTGAAGGTATGTTGTGATTTCAGCGCGTAATTGGTGTAAAAAAGGCTTATTGTCGGAAAATAACACCAGATCGTCGGCATAGCGGAAATAGTATTTTATCCGTTTTTCTTCCTTGATCCAGTGATCGAAATAGGTTAGGTAGAAGTTGGCGAAGTATTGACTGAGGTAGTTACCGATTGGCAAACCTGAGGTACTATCAATGATCTCGTCAAGCAACCACAATAAATCATTGTCTTTAATCTTCCGGCGCAACAACTGTTTTAAGGTGTCGTGATCCACGGATGGATAAAACTTCTTAACATCCAACTTTAAACAATACTGTGTGTTTTCAACGTCCTTTAAAGCCCGTTTAACCGCCCTTGCAGCTGCGTGAATGCCTTTGCCTTTGATACAGCTGTAAGTGTCAGCCGTGAAAGTTGAGACAAACAATGGCCCCAAAACGTTCATCACGGCATGATGGGTGATGCGATCGGGGAAGTATGGCAACCGGAAGATGATCCGTTCTTTTGGTTCGAAGATCGTAAACGTGGTATATTCCGATGTCCGGTAAGTCTTATTCATCAGCATTTCGTGCAGTTGCTGAATGTTTGCATCACGGTTTTTATCATGAGCAATTATACCGGCTTGTTTTGCTTTTCCTTTCCGGGCAATTAAGTCCGCCAATTGAAGGTTTTCGATGCTACAGATGCGCTTGTATAAGTTGTTTGTTCGTTTCATTTTGCCTTTGCTTTTTAAAGATCGTTTTTGCCTTAATAGGCTACCAACGCTCTTGAAAGTGATCTCTTTTTTGCCATGAGGGCAGGGTTTATACTGCTAATAAATTTGCATAGGTGCGAACTGACGTTCGAGTTACGGTTATCGTAGTTCGTGTTCGAATTCGAAAAGTCGAACCCTGAACCTGAGGAAAGAACTGTCAGAATCGGCAGCATACAACCTTTATTTTGAATTAAATTAGCCAGGTTTTGTAGTCGTCGTTCAGCACATTGAACACGTGCATCGTTTTGTCCGGATTGTCCGTACAAAGGCGCGAACCGACGCACGAGCTACGGTCATCGCAGTCCGAGATCGAATCCGAAAAGCCGAACCCCGAACCCGAGGAAAGAACCGTTGCCCAGGGGAAGTATTTGGCATCATCTTTTGTGAAGTCTGCCTTTTTGCCGCCGTTTACTGCCGACACACCAACCATTAATCGATAAACAGCAATTAGCGGCTCGCGAAATTCTTCAGGCAAATTATCAACGCCCGGCAGTTGAGTTGGATCGATGTTTCTTGCTGCACAGAAATCTTCGAATGATTGCATTTGAGTGAAGTCCAATTTTTGATCTTCTTTTTGGTTTGTTTTTGCGTTTGTCATGTTTTTAATTTTTGTTGGTTATCAATACTTTGAAAAGTGTGGTGAATTTTTGGCCGATGAAATCCGATTGCTCCTTGGATGCGCAACAAAGGCGCGAACCGACGATCGAGCCACGGAGACCGTAGAGCGTGAACGAATACGAAAAGTCGAACCCCGAACCCGAGGAAAGAAATACTTGTTCCCATTTGGGCTGTTTCGAATCATTAAAGTCAGCTTCCCAATTGCCGTTCACAACTTTAGTTATGTGGCATAATTTTTTGAGTGCAACAATATGAGGACGGTCGGTAGGATAGATGATGTCGTCTTCATCCACGGGGCGCATTTCGACAGCATCTTCGTATGAATCGATGTCGCGCCAATCTCTTTTTATGAAGCATTCTTTACCGAAGTTTTCCTCAAGTACTTCTTTAAACCAGTCCGGGGCGTCCGGATAGATTTTTTTTGCTGTTGATTTTTGAAGTTTTAGTCCCATAATCTTGATTTAATAATTATTGATAATTAATATTCAAATAGTTTGAGTTGTGATTTATCTTCAACTTTCTCAGGGTTACCCTCTGATCTTGCTGAAGCGGGCGAACTGCCGTTTTTGTTTGACGAAACCGGAATGTAACAAGTGAAGCTCCAGTCGTCGTATTCCCACACGTCGATCTTGCCAATCAGTTTGTCGCCATAGTCGGGGTCGCGTTTGATCTGAAAGTTTGCAAGCTCCTTAATCCTTGTAATTTCTTCCGAAATTGATTGGCTTAACCTATCCGGGTCAATATTTTTTAGCTTCCGGGCGAAAATGTTAAGGCTGTCTTCGTCGGTTGTCCGTGCGCGCACGGGCAGCTTCATCGACCGATTCTTTTTATAATCGGGAATGCCTATAGGCTTGAAGCGATTTATTAGCTTAATTCTGATAGTTACTTCCATCTTATTCGCGTTTGTACATTTCCGGGCTAGTTTCAATCAGGAAGTCTATTTTATGATCTGCTTCCTGTTGCGTGGCGTAAATAGCTCCCGATCCGAATGACTTCCAACCACCTGCGCCTACGTCGGTTTTCTTTACAATTCGCCAGAGTTGTTTTTTACCGTCGTACTGGGAGCGTAATGTTTCCTTATCCATGATTACTGCTCGTATTGCGGAACCATTGCCTCAAAGTATGGGAATACGTCAACGATATTGCTGACTGCAAGAGAGGTGATTTCGAACGGTACCAGGATATAACTTAATCCTTCTTCCAGTCGTTTTAAAGCCTGTTTAATGTCATTGGCAACAACCAAAAAAGACTCGTTAATCTTCTTTTCTTTTCCGGCATTTTCATCGATCGCAACAATGCTGATCTTGCCCGTGTAGAACCATTGTCCCTCTTCGTGTGGGAAGATTTCAACGATTTTTGTCTGAGTAATTTGCTTTACCCTGAACTCGCCGCGAACCATTTGGCTAAGCATTTCGGTAATCCGGCTTTCGGCATCGGTGTAAGTAACGGCATCAACAAGATAAGCCTCCGATACTTTGCGCTCACGTCCGTCATCATCAATTTTAACGTACTGAGCCACACATTTAAACCAATTTTGCATAATAGGTGTTTTTGTTTGTTTCTCCCGACTGTTCGGGATTGTTCGGGGTGAGGTAATCGAACCCTCGTCTGCCAGCCAAATACTGACCCTCTTTCCAGTTGAGCTAACCCCGATACCTCCCTCGAAAACCTTTAGTGAAGCTCCTCACGAGGGATTCTGTTGTTACTTCACGATCCTGATTATTCAGGCTTTTTCCGGTTTACACCGGCCTTCGTATTGGTGGGTTTATTTTACAGCCTGTTAAAGCTTGGTTCTAACTTGGTCCATACGCCCATGTGATTCTTTTGCCAGAAGTAAAAGTTTGTGGCGGTCGATTCAACCAGATGCGCTTCTCGGAACAATGCCATGATTGCCGAATATTCCGGAGAGTTGAAGCTTTCTTCTAAATCGTACAGTTTTGAAATTGACTTATAGTCCAAGTCACCGTATTTGTTGCGTTCAATCAAGGTCATGGCTAACTGATACATCGGGTCTTCAGTTCCTTTTTCCTTATTGGCAATCCATGCTCGTAGGAATTCGATCAGGCGCGATGCGGCAACGTCAGCGCGTTCGTCAAACTTTTTAACCTTGTTGGTTTTTACTTCAATCTTGAAGTTTTCTTCCTGAAGGGTATAGCTCATCTGATTGTCGGAGCGCAATGCTCCATATTCGCCCATGATGGCGCGGAATGCTTCTGTTTCTTGGCTCACGAAGGCGAACAATCCCATTACATCAGAAGTAACCTGACGAACCTTCTGTTCGATGTGCAGAACCACGTCGGCGCGTATGCCTTCGTAAGCGGCGCGTCTATTCAATTTGTTGTCGCGCTCTTCTTTCTTTTTTTGAAGCAATAAGGCTTCCAGATCGGCAGACGATACCTGAGATAAATCAATCGTTTGTTTTTGTGTTTGAGTTGTAGTTCCCATTTTTCAAATTATTATTGATTAATTACTATTATTATTAATTCTTTTTCTTCAAGTTCTTTAAGCTCTTTTTTTGCGTTAATACCAAGCCATTTTGTAAATGTTGAATAGGAAATATTAAACTCACCTTTTATATACATGGAATAGACTTTTGTAAGGGGCAACCCTTTATGTTCATTCTGAACCTCCTGTACAAATTCCTGAAATTTCAGGACCCGATGTAGATGATATTTCCGGTTATAAGCCATTAGTTCAGAAATGATAAATATTCCATTTCTTCATTCGTGATCTGATTCACCGATTTAAAGTCCTTCTGTTTGTTCAGAAAAGTGTGGTAGATATTTCGGAGCCGTTCGGCAGGGATTTCGTTAAAATTTTTGTGGCCAGTAGCGCGGCATGCAATGCCTTTAATGATCGCTGCATCTGACTCCTGATGAATCATTTTCAGCCAACCGCCTATTGATGCCATTACCTGTTTCCGTAGGTTATCAAGTACCGGGGCTTTCGGAGTGTTATCGCGTTCCAGTTGTCCGCATAGTTCGGTAAGCTCCTGAACCGACAGGTCGAGCGAACTGCTAACGCCGTATGATTCCATAATAGCGGCCTTATCATCCTTCCCAAGTCCTAACTTGGTGGCCAGCGTATGGTATCGCTTAACCAGTAGCGCGTGTTGTAGGTCTGTTGTTGTTTTCATCGTATTAATATTTGAGGTTTGTCCAGTGGATAATTTTGCCAGTGTAGTCGTGGTCAAACCACGCGAAGAAGTCTTTTACCGAATTGAATCCATCATTTTTTGATAGCGTATCGATTATTTGGTATTGATCTCTGTTGAATACCTTTAAAATCTTTCCATCTATCGTTATGGTTGGATAATCAGAACATGGATTGTCGTATTTAAACTCAATCTTCTGTACCGATTTGCAAACAAGCGTTGGTGCAAACTGAAACTGATTTTTTGACCGATTAAAAACGACAGGGTGAATCAAACTACCTTCGTGCCAGCGGTCGTGAATGTCTTCTCGTATGGTATGGTATTTTGGTGATACCGGTTTAGAGTCCCAATTTTTACCAAATCTATTTAAGTATAATCTATTATATACTCCATATTCTTCCATAGCGATCTTTCTCGTTTCTCCATCAAGGCTGTCAACTATACTAAACCATATTTTTTGCATAAAATAGGTCGGTGTTCCGTCCTTAAACTTTGCTTGAAATGGTAAAATCATAACTTTAAACTTTGAATTTTAAACTTGAAACTTTCTATTATTCCCAGTACATTGCGCATAACTCTTCATTAATGTTAATCGACTGTTCACTAATCGAGTATCTTGAATTCACGAAAACCTTTAACCCTTTCACCCAAAAAATAACTTCAGCATATTTTTTAATCGTTTCTGCACAAGCCGGTGACGGTAGGTTTCTTTTTTCATGAGAAAGAATGATCAGCAGCTTGTTCGGAAACATTTTATTCAGGTATTTAACTCTAAGCTCGCCAACAAATTCATCCGAATAGTGCGTTGTATTATCGATAAATATGATCTCTGCCGATTTTGGTTTTTTAAGCTCATCTACCAGTTCTTGTAGCTCTATATAGTTGTCCCATAAAATTTTGGTTCCTGGCGTAATACCAACCCGTTCACTGCTCAACCTTAACGATTCACCCAGTCCCTGCTCTGCCGCTATATACCTGACCCTGTACCTGTGCGATAAATCTTCAGCCAGCATTAAGGCTAAGGCAGTTTTCCCGTTTTTGTCCTGACCATATATTTGCCAGATTCCGGTAATTACAGCTTTTTCGCCAACCAATTTCCGTAACTCTTCATTTTCAAAAACAATGGGTCTGCCACATTTTTTTTCGAAAAAGTTACGTGTCGTAAGAGATCGCGTCATGCGCTAGTTGTTTTCAGTCAGTTCGCAAATCAGGTCATTAAGCCTATTCAGAGAGTCGCTCAGAAGATCGGTCGTATGATTGTATGCAGACCTAACTTCAATCGTTTCCATGTTTATTTTACGCGAGTCATAAAGCTTCTCTCTATCCTTAATTTTCTTCTCAATCAATGTGGCCAACTCGGCGGTTTTTTGTATGATTCGTTTCATGCTGCATCCTCCCTACTTAGAATAAGTAAGCTTTCAGCCCTGCGAAGCCCGCCAATATGCCCACCTGAGTCGTTTGATAGGCAGCGTTTGGCGATAGTGTTAATCTGATCTGGATCGCAGTTGTTTGCGCTCAAAACGTCTGTAATCAGTTTTTTATAAAAGGCGTTCCGATCCTGTCGTTCGCGGGGAACAATGGCTGAGAATTTTTCGGAGTAGCGCGAGAAGATTTCGGCAAAACCAACCTTTTTATTTGCTATTCCGCGTTCAATTTTTGAGCGGAGCCCATCGGCTCCCATCATATACCAGCCGCAGTAATTTTCGGTGGCGTTCCAAAGTTCTTTCAGTTCCAAAAAGGCTTCATATTCCAAATCTCCGGCCTCGTCTATAATTACCACCGGGTGATTAATGCTCTTCAGGTAAAATTTAAGGGTTTCCTTCACGGTGAAATACTGACCTTTGCTTTCTCCTCCTACAGTTTTGGCCAGAAGCCTGATAAATGCCTGGCGCGTTTTGGCCTGACTTGCATCCACGTAAAAACAGTTTTTAATTGTCCGGCTCAGGTACTTAGCAGTGAATGTTTTGCCAATACCGCAGTCGTCAACGCATATTTTTGCTTTTGCATAAGCCTTGCAAAACTGTACGTCCTCCTCAATCATACAGAACACGTCGGTGCGGGCAACGTTCCACTTACGGTCCTCGATGGTAATCCCTAAGAATTGCGCCATCATGATCCACTGGGTAGTTTTCAGCAGTCCCATGTGTTCGCCTTTGTGAAGGCGCGAGTAAACAGCCGCCGAAATTCCGAGCGATTTGGCAAATGCGCCGTCTGTGCCGTCGTATAGTTCGCGGCGTTCGATCATTGCGTCGATGATCTTTAATTTGAAATCCTGTGTAAGTGTGATAGCCATTTGGTTTGTTTTTGGTGTTAAAATCGTTCGTATAAACCTTTATTAAAAGGTGTTGAAATGGAATTTAAATCGTCTTCGTTTTCGTATTCTTCAACCGGAGGCATTGTTTCAACTGGTCCAATTCGTTCGTTTACCGGCCTGCGTAATCCTGGTATTTGGAAATCATCATTAAGCGTTTGTGGAATATTGTCAATTACAGTCACTCGTTCGATTGCTTTCCTCCTAGTATTGATATATCCCGTGACAGAAGAAACATACATGCACATTAATTCTTTATCCTCAAGATCGGCGGCAGTTTGTTCCAGTTTGGCACGGTGGTAAACAGGTTTTGCAACTGCCTCGCAAATACAGCGGTCAGTTCCACGTAAATAGACCAATGCTTTCAATACTTTTCCGTAATTATCGTCAATCCAATAGATGTCAAGGTCTTTACCTTCAACCTGCGAGAGAAGAAAAATTAACCTGTCACTAAAGGCAATCGACCCATTTTCTCCGATTAGAAATTCATTATTATTCAGCCTTATAATTCCAGTATTGCAGGATGTCTGTGTTTTATATCCAAGGAAAGGAAGAAAAGCGCGCCAGTTTGTTGGTGTAATTTTAGGATGTTGGGTATCTCTGAAAACCTGCCAGCGTGTTTTACCTTTAATAACCGGATGCTCTGAGTTGTTCCAGTTTCTAATATCAACCGTACACTCTTCAACAATTTGGTCGTATGGTAAAATAATGTGCTTTTGTGGGCCAGCCTGATTTGGTTCAGATAGAGCATTCGGTCTGGCGATCCATCCTTCGCGTTTCTTTTCAGTTCCGTATCTGAGGGGTTTCCAATAGGGCTCAATTCGTTTGGCTCTGGCAACGTTGGCCTCAATATGTGTTTCCTGAAACATACGGCCTTTATCAAGGAACGATTTTAGATAAGCGCTATTTCCGCTCATTTCGCCTTCGAGTTCATAAGGTAGATTAAAACCCCATTCCGTATAATTTCGAACCATCTGACGATAAAACTCTAATATCATTTCTTCCTTTGTTCTTCCAAATACCCAACAGGTTATCATTACGCTTCCGAGGTCAATACCGCCGTACATCCAAACACGCTTTCCTTTTTCATACCAGAAAGGAGGTTGCCTGTCATCGACTGAGATAATTGAACCGGCAAATTCAGGGCGTTTCATGCTGTGGTAGGGCTTAAATTTCGACATCCACATTTGGCGATCTCCACTTCTCAAAGTATGGGTTCCTACCTTATTTGTCCATTTTGCCAACCAGTTTGTAATGGTTGCCTGTGATAGTTTTGGGAATTCTTTGGAGTTGTATATTTCACCTGTTTCGCTATTGATTACGTCAACATATCCACTCAAAAAACCCTCATATTGTCGAGCAATTTGGGTTGCTGTTGGTTTATCTGATTGGTATGCAAACATGCTATTCAATAAGTTATTGACTGAATCATCCACTTTTAAGGCCGATTTATTACAGAAATTGCCGTGAATCAGTGCGGAGTAACCTTCTTTTTTGTAGTCTTTCAGTTTGCGGTTTAAAGCAGCGGCGTTGGCGGGTAGGGTGTGACTTTCGATGTCTCTGAAACGATTACAGTCATTTACTGTCAGATTCCAAACATTTGTAGTTTCACCCGTTTGTGGGTTAAAAATTCGGGTAGGAGTACCTTTAAGGCTTAATACATACGAGCGTCTGTGTTCATAAACCTTTGTAACAGTATTTAAAACCGATGCGTTCGTAACATATTCTTCAATAACGGTATCAGGTAGATGTTTTCCATCAGCAAGCATATAATTGTAATAGAAATCAATCGCCCGTGGATCACGTTTGTAGTATTTCTCAAAAAGTCTGATTACCGATTGTTTTTCCGGCTCACCAAGTTTTAGTATAGCTTCTTTTTGCCAATCTCTGGGCAACGTATTAAACAAAACAAGGGTTGGTGAATTTGGCCCAGGTTTACGAAGCCGTTTAATAAAACCACTTTCAATCCGATGCCGTAAACCACGCTCTCCGATTAAACACAAACTATTCTCGTCTGCATTTTCGCCCGAAATCAATAAGTTTGCGCGTATTCCAAGCTGGTCGTTGTGATATCCGTATGGGTTCATTGCTTAATGAGTTAAAAAGGTTTATTAAAATCCCGGAGCCAGTGCTATTCTGGCTTTATCCGGGATCATTTACACGGATTGTATTTTATTTTCCTGAAAGACTAGGTTTTTGTGGATCGCTCGAATCAGCAAAAAGCAGTAGACTTATAAATGCGCAAGCGAAACAGGTGGCAAAGTGCCAGCGAGCACCTTGAAAAGCAGCTCCGTAAAAAGCCAGTACGGCAAGCACGGCAAAAACAATGGCGAAAAACTTATTCATTGCTCTCATTGGATTGAATATTAGTTTCTGGATTAATAAAGTCGATTAGATTCTGTGCGGCCTGTAATACTTCCGGGCTCATGGTCCGCCGCTGAGCAAACATATGTCGGATTGTTTCCGGCGTGTATTTTCCTGAAAGCATTTCAGAAATTGTACTATAAGCACAGCGTTTAGGCAGCTTGTTTTTTACTGCTTCAATGTCCGGATCAAGAATTATTTGTTTTTTCATTTTTTTTTGTCGTACTTTTGTTACGGTTATGTGTTACAAATATATTATCATTTGTCAATATCATCCAAACAAATGACAATATTTTTTAGTCAAAAGACAATTTATTTTATCAAATGACAATAAATAAAAGAATGGAGTTAATAATCAGTACTTTAAAAATGAATAATAATTCATTCAGTCAAAGTATTGGGGTAAATGCAACCGTTATACACAATATAATTAAAGGTCGAAACGCTCCCAGCTACGATATTCTCAATAAAATAGCATTGTCATTTGATAATATTAACATGAATTGGCTCATTTCCGGAAAGGGGCAAATGATTAAGGAAATTGAAATTAATAAAGTGGAAGAGCCATCAGAAGAGTATAAGACTAGTCCTCCATGCGAACAGTGCAAAATAAAGGATGAATTGATAAAAAGTCTAAAAAGAGAGATCGACACACAGGATCATTTTATCAAACACCTGGTCGAAAGTGATAGCCCGGTATCCAGCGGGCAAAAAAGAAAGGTAATGTAATTCATTTGTGGGCAAATCATCCCCATTGCGGTTAACTCAATAACCGTTTAATACGCATAAATCCCGCGCACACATGTTTTTCTAATTCAAAACGCTACAAAAACACTCGTAAATAGCTGATTATCATCAAAACGCAGTATTTAACACTCGATTATATTATCGGATTATCGGGGGGTCTATCCGGTCTATTTAACGCTGTTATAGCTATTTTTTGTGCGTTATAGGTATAGTTATAGCCATGTTTTTTAGTGCTTTTTTGTCCGGTGTTAGTCCGGTGTTCATTCCGGTGTATGTTTTTATAGTGTTTTTATGGTATTTAAATCTCATTAAGTGCGCTGTAACCTGGGCACAAAAAAAAGCCCCATTTTAAGGAGCTCTGTGTCGCCGTTTACTACCTGCCAGTATTGGCTAAAATGGCTTATTTTGCGGGGTTTTTAGGCTTATTTAGTGGTATTGTACCTCCCGATTAAAGCAACGCAAAATTTTGCCCGTTTTTTTCTTCTTGAATTAAAGCATTGTTAAAGCAATCCTCAACTCTTTGCACAATTCGTTTTTCTCTTCCTTTTTCTATCTTATTGATTTTCATTGTAGTTGTGTGTTGTGTGTTTTCACTGTTCGTTTTATCCCCCTTATTGGATTCAATCAAAAAAGAAACGATGTCATTAAATATGGAAGAAAAAGATCTGGAGAAATTTATCCTGATCGGCGATCGGGTACTCATCCGGCCCAAGAATCCACAAGGAAAAACAGCTTCGGGAT